ACAACATGCGCTCATCGCCAAGGCAGACTGCCACCGCACTGAGGGATTCACGCATGGCCGGCAAAACCGACAACCCAGCCAAGAAACAACGCTCCAAGTTCTTCCGCGTCGCCGTTGAAGGCGCCACAACCGATGGTCGTCAGATCGAACGCCAATGGCTGGTCGACGCTGCCGAGACCTACAGCCAGAACACCTACGGTGCACGTGTTTGGATTGAACACATGCGCAGCTTGCTGCCGGACAGCCCTTTCCGCGCTTATGGCGATGTCGTCGCGCTGAAGACCGAAGAGGTCGAGATTGCCGGGGCTAAAAAATTGGCCTTGTTCGCGCAAATCGAACCGACCTCCGACCTGATCGCCATGAACAAAGCACGGCAGAAGCTGTACACCAGCATCGAGATTCGGCCGAAATTCGCCGACACCGGCCGCGCCTATTTGGACGGCATCGCCGTTACCGATACCCCGGCCAGCCTGGGCACTGAGATGCTGACGTTCAGCGCCCAGCACCCGGACATGAACCCGCTGACCAGTCGCAAACGCGATCCCGGCAACCTCTTCTCAGAGGTCGTCGAGATTGAACTTGAATTCGAAGAAGTCGAGGACGAAGGCGGCAAAGTCGCAGGGCTTTTCAGCCGCGTTCTCGACCTAATCGGCAAAAGCAAGGACAAGGAAGGCAAGGACGCCGCCCTATTCACTGAACTCGGCCAGGCTGTTGAGGCCATGGCCGAGCATGTCGCCGGTCAGGGCGAAGCCTTTACCGCCGAAAAAACCGCCCGCGAAAAGCTGCAGACCGCTCACGAGAAGCTGTCTGCCGACTTCACCGCGTTGGTTCAACAGCTCGAAAAAACCCCGGACACCACCGGCCAGAAACCGCAGTACTCCGTTCGCCCGCCGGCTACGGGCGGTGACGGCGCACTCGTCACCGACTGCTAATCCAGATCACGGACAACACCCAGCCAAGGAACATCGGAGAACACCATGCGTAACGATACTCGCGTTCTTTTCAACGCTTACCTGCAACAACTCGCCCAATTGCACGGCGTGAGCGACGTCACCACCAAATTCACAGCCGCTCCATCCGTTGCACAGACGTTGGAAACCCGGATGCAAGAGTCGAGCGCGTTTCTCAGCTCGATCAACGTCTACGGCGTGGCTGAGCAGTCGGGCGAAAAAATCGGCATCGGTATCGACGGCACTATTGCCGGCACCACCGATACCACCCAGCAAGACCGCGAGCCACGCGACCCTACCGGTCTCGACAACCGTGGGTACACCTGTACCCAAACCAACTTCGATACGGGCCTGCGTTACCAGAAGCTGGATCAATGGGCCAAGTTCAAAGACTTCCAGGCGCGGATCCGTGACGCCATCATCCGGGCCCAGGCGCTCAACCGGATCATGATTGGCTGGAACGGTACCAGCCGTGCCGCGACCTCCAAACCGGACATCAACAAGCTGCTGCAGGACGTTAACGTCGGATGGCTGCAAAAGATGCGCTTGGAGAACCCGGCGCGCGTTATGAAAGAAGTGGTCGACGGCAGCGGCAAAATCCAGATCGGCGCGGGCAAGGACTTCGAAAACATCGACGCCCTGGTCGTCAGCATGGTCAACGAGTTCATCGAGCCTTGGTACCAGGAAGACACTGACCTGGTGGTGATCTGCGGGCGCCAGCTGCTGGCCGACAAGTACTTCCCGATCATCAACAAAACCCAGGCGCCGACCGAAATGCTCGCGGCAGATATCGTCACCAGCCAGAAGCGCATCGGCAACCTGCCGGCGGTGCGAGTGCCTCACTTCCCGCCGAACGGCCTGCTGGTTACCCGCCTCGACAACCTGTCGATCTACTGGCAGGAAGGCACCCGCCGCCGCACGGTGGTGGATAACGCCAAACGCGACCGTATTGAAAACTACGAGTCGGTCAACGAAGCCTACGTGATCGAAGACCTTGGCTGCGCAGCCATGGCCGAAAACATCACCCTGAGCTAAGGCGAGCAACCATGACCAACCCTTGCCGTCGTCACTTCCAGCGCGTCACAGCAGCCGTTGCAGCGGCTGCTGTGGCCGGCCCAGCCATGACCATGGAAGGTTCTACTGTTTACGAACTGCACCTGGCGAAGCTCCAGCAGGACTACTTGCGCTTGAAACAGGTGCAGTCCACCGAAGGTAAAGCAGAGTTGAAAAAGCAACTGCTGCCCGAATACGTCCCATACGTGGAAGGCGTTCTGGCAGGCGGCAAGGGCGCGCAGGACCAGGTGCTGACCACTTTGATGGTTTGGCGAATGGATGCCGGCGATTTTGCCGGCGCCCTCGACATTGCCGAATACGTCATCCAGCACGCATTGCTCATGCCTGACCGCTTCGAACGCACTACCGGCACAATCGTTGCCGAAGAAATTGCCGAAGTCGCACTGAAGGCGCAGAAGGCCGGTGGCACGTTCGACGTGGATCTCCTGCTGCGCACTGAGCAAATCGCGGGTGAAGAAGACATGCCCGACCAGGCTAAAGCCAAGCTGCATCTGGCCCTGGGCAAGGCTTTCGCGGAGATGGTTTCCGACGATGACACATCGGAAAGCAAGGTGGCCGCCCTGTGTCACCTGGAGTCCTCGAAAAAATATCTGTCCCGTGCCATCGAGCTGAACACCAACTGCGGTGGCAAGAAGGATTTGGAGCGCGTCGAGCGTCTCCTCAAAAAATACGCTGCTCCAGCAGCTAACTGAGCGTCCCCACGCACCCCGCCGGCTCGGGGCGGATCGGCCAGGCCGCTCCTCCTGAACGTGAAGCCCCGACCACCGGCGATCTATTTTTGAGTGCAGCCTCATGAGCGCATTTGTAGCCAGCGGCACCGTCGCCAGCGGCCACATCAACACCGACCCGTTCTGGCCGTCGATTGACCTGGATAGCCTGCGCGCTACCCTGCGCATCGATTCCAGCGTCACCCCGGCCCGCTTGGAAACCGCCGTGATCTCTGCCGCTATTAACCTCAACCGCGAGCTGAGTGACTGGCGAGCAGCTCAACAGGCAGCTGGTTACGCCACGCTGGACGCCGTTCCAGGTGATCGGATCAAAGACGTATCGGTAAAGGCTCACCTCTACCGTCGTGCGATCGAGGCCGGTACCGGCGCCGAGGTCTGCGAACGCTTTCGCGACTACAGCGCCACCAACACCGGCAACAACAAGGCCGAAGAGGTAGCACCTACCATCGATGACTACCGCCGCGATCTGCGTTGGGCGGTGCGTGACTTTCTCGAAAAAAGCCGCACCACCGTGGAGCTGATCTGATGCCCGTCGCCGTCCGCGCCAACCAAAACGAAACCGTCGATGCCTTGTGCTGGCGGTATTACGGCCGAACCGCGGGCGTCACCGAAGCGGTGCTGCAGGCGAACCCCGGCCTGGCCGACTACGGTCCTGTCCTGCCACAAGGCCTCGTTATCAACATGCCCGAAGCCCAGACCAGCGCGCCACAACGGCAGATGGTGAACCTATGGGACTGACCCACTGCTACCAAGGAAACCCACACCATGGCTGATCCGACTTCCAGCGTTGTGTCCGGCCTGCTCATTGGCTTGGGCCTGGCGAGCGTTACGCCAGTCATCGACGACGGGGCGCTATTCGGCGCCATCCTCGGCGCTTGGCTGGTCACCAGCACCAAGCGCGACCTCAAGGTCTGGCAGCGCCTGGGCTCTCTGTTCCTATCGGCCGGGGTGGGCTACCTGTTCGCACCCATGGCCTTGCAAGCAATCCCGTTCATCACCAGCGGCGGTAGCGCTTTCCTCTGTGCCCTGGTGGTCATCCCGATCAGCATCAAACTGATGGTGTGGGTGGAAAAGGCGGACATCTGGGACATCTGGCGTCGCATCCGAGGGGGCACCTGATATGCCGAACATCGAACTGGCCGTGCAGTTGATCGCGGCAATCGCCTACTTGCTGAGCGCTCTGCGCCTGGCCTGTTACACCCGAGGGGATGCGCGGTACCGGCGCAGCATCTCCCTGCTGGCAAGCCTGTTTGGCGGAGTGCTCTGCATCTGCGGTCTAGAAATCCTACTGGACCGTCAGCCGACGAGCTTCGGCCAAGCCGCAGCCATCGTGCTGCTCTGCATCCTGATTTTCCGTTCACGCGGCAACGTCGCCGCCCTGTTGAGGCCCAGTGCATGACCACCACCCTTCGCCACGGCGACCGCTCGCAGGCGGTGCTTATTCTGCAAAAGAACCTCAACAGGTACGGTGCCAACCTGGTACCGGACGGCCACTACGGTGACGCCACCGAGATCGCTGTCCGCGCCTACCAGTTGAAAGTTGGCTTGGTAGCCGATGGCGTTGCCGGCACCAAGACCCAATCCAGCCTGGCAGGCGGCGACTGTGCCCAACTGCTGCGCAACAACGACCTGGTAACCGCTGCTGAACGCCTTGACGTGCCGCTGGCGACTATCTACGCCGTCAACGAAGTGGAATCGAAAGGCAAAGGCTTCCTGGAAAACGGCAAGCCGGTAATCCTGTTCGAACGGCACGTCATGTACCGACAGCTCGCGAAGGTTCGCCACCCAGGTGATGATCCAGCGGAGATCAAGCGGCATGCCGATGAACTCGCCGCGACCAATCCCGCCTTGGTCAACCCGAAGGCCGGTGGTTATGTCGGCGGTACCGCCGAGCACCAGCGCCTGGCCATGGCCCGCCAGATCGACGACACGGCCGCACTGGAATCGGCTTCCTGGGGCGCCTTTCAAATCATGGGCTATCACTGGCAACGTCTTGGCTATGCCAGCGTGCAGGATTTTGTGGCGGCAATGAATGCCGGCGAATCGCAGCAATTCGACGCCTTCACTGGCTTCATCGAGACGGACCCGACGCTGCACAAGGCCCTGAAAGCCCGCAAATGGGCCGAGTTCGCCCGGCTCTACAACGGCCCGGACTACCTGCGCAATCTCTACGACACCAAGCTTCAGCGCGCCTATGAGCGGCACGCCAGCTGCGAGTGCGGGAAAGGGGTGGCGGCATGATCGACTTCGAAGCGGTTCAAAAACTGAGAGTGCAGGACGGTGACCTTTTGGTGGTACCGGAATCGACCGAACAGGAAGACATGGTGCGGCTGGCCGAGTGCATCCAGCTGATGAACAACGCAAGGGCGGTAATCGTACGCGGTCCGATTAAACAGCTCGACACCGCTGCCATGAACAAACTCGGTTGGTACCGGGCGTGAGCACCCTGCGCCAGGCTCTGTACGGCATTGCGCTGCTCGGTGCCCTGGCGCTGCTGATCTGGGGCCAGCAACAGCGCATAGACGCCGCCGATGGCAATGCCGCGCGGGCGAATGACGCCGCCAAAACAGCCCGCGAAGACGCGAACCGTAACCTGGCCACCGTCAACACTCTCACCACCACCCTTCAGCAGGAACGCGAAAGCCAGTCCGCTCTGCGCGCCCAGCAGGACCAGCTGCGCCAGGCCCTGGCAACGCGCGCACGAACCATAGAGGAACTGAAGCGTGAAAACGACGAACTACGCGACTGGGCTGCTCGGCCTTTGCCTGACGCTGCTCGCCGGCTGCGTGAACGCCCCGCCCTCACCGGCGCCGCAGCTTACCGTGACTGGCTGTCCGGCCGTGGTGCCGTGCCAGCTGCCGGCGACAAGCCCGCTCGTTAATGGCGACCAGTTGACCGACCAGGACCGCGTCGAAGCCGCCTGGGCGGAGTGCGCCGCCCAGGTCGACATGGTCTACAAACACCAGCAGGCCCACCCATGAACAAGCCCGAAAGCCTGCGGGCTCACCTGCTGGCCACCGTTGCCGACTTGCAGCACAACCCTGACCTTTTGCTGATTTTCATCGACAACGGCAAGGTGCGCTGCACCGCTGCTGCGACCCTTTCCTTCGAATACAGCTACGATCTGCAGATCATCTTGACCGCCTTCGCGGGTCACCCTGACAGCGTGATGCTGCCCGTACTGGGGTGGATCAGCATCAACCAACCGGAGCTGCTGGAGAACTACGAAAAAATGCAGACCGGTATTCAGTTCGAAGCCGAAATTCTTGATAAAGAAAAAGTTGATCTCGGCCTTACATTGCGCCTGACGGAACGGGTGGTAGTGGGCAAAGACGCTCAAGGCAATACCACCGTTAAGCATGCCGGCGAGCCGCAACGTGTAGCGGGCTACCTCGATCCGAATTGGGTACCAGGCTCCGAAGGCAACGCCAGCGAATGGATGGTTCCCGATGACAAATAAGCTGGAAGCACTTGAGACCTGGGCGTCCGGCCTGCTGGAGCAACTCCAGCCAGCCGCCCGCAATCAGCTCGCCCGATCCATCGGCCAGGAACTGCGGCGCAGCCAGCAAAAGCGGGTATTGATTCAGCAGAACCCGGACGGCAGCAAGTTCGCACCACGAAAAAAGCGCGATTTGCGCGGTAAGCAAGGCCGCATCCGGCGCAAGGTTGAGATGTTCAAAAAGCTGCGTACCGCGACCTACATGAAGGCCCGAGGCGACAGCAACGCCGTGACCGTGGGTTTCATCGGGCGGATCTCCCGCATCGCCAGAGTTCACCAATTCGGATTGAAAGACCGCGCGGAGCGTGGCGCGCCGGAGGTTCGCTACGACCAACGTGAAATGCTGGGCTTCACAGAAGATGACCTGCAAATAATCCGCGATACGCTCCTTAATCATCTGAGTGTATAAATACCAATACCGAGCAAAAAACTTTGAAAAAAGGCAGAAGTGATGCGTAGAAAGGAACCTATCGAGCACTGGTCAGAAATTATCAAACAAGCTCGCGCTATGCCTACACGCTCAAGATGCGCAATGGAGAAAGCCTCAGATCGAGGCTGGTTTTTCAGTTGGCAAGGTTCCCTTAAAGCCGTAAACAACTTGATAACCCAGCTGGAAACCGTTGAAGATGAAGAGATAGACAATATCCTCAGCTCACACTACACGGCCTATCTGCCTGCATATACAAGCGCGCTCACTTCCTCCTTCCCGGCTCGAAAGATAGCAATAGATGCAGCTGTATATGCGCACAATATGGAGGACGCAGACGGATTTTATCTCAGCATACCGGTGTTCCTGGCGCAGGCAGATGGTTTATTCTCAGAGCTAAGCAAGACTGAATCCCCCTTATCGATTAAAAGCAGCAAAGGAGGTAAAGCGGCCGTCCAGGGTTTAGAATGGATTAAAAATAAAATAGGTAACAATCAGCGGCCTGCTGACTTACTCGACCCTTTATTCCAACTTCACTTGTTAGATTTATTAAAATCGACAGGTGCACGAAAAACTGAATTCGAAAGCACTGGCAAAGTGTTTAGTGCGCTAAATCGCCATCAAATATTACACGGCGAAGTATCTGACTATGGTACCGAAATTAATAGTCTTAAAGCCTTCTCCTTCCTTGTGTTTATGGGGCTTCACATACCATCCGTTTTAAGTTTGGCGGATGATTCGAAATTTGGGAGTTTGTAAGCCGCTCCGGTACAAGTAGTTGTAGCTGCACTTCCTCACGCGTGGCGCCACCATCGGCGCCATGAACGACTTAGCCGCCCTCGCCCGTCTGCTCGAAAACATCGTCCGCTTCGGCGTCATTGCCGCCGTGCAGATGGAGCCCCCGCGCGTACAGGTAACAACCGGAAAGCTGACCACCGCCTGGCTTCCCTGGCTCGCATTGCGCGCCGGATCTGATCGCGAATGGGACCCGCCCACGCTCGGAGAGCAGGTGATTCTGCTCAGCCCGTCCGGCCAGCTCGCCAACGGGATCGCCGTGACTGGCGTATTCAGTGACCTCGTCCCGGCCAACGGCAGCCGCGAAGGCCTGCACCGTCGTACCTACGCGGACGGCACGGTGATCGAGTACGACAGCGTGGTCCACCATCTCAACGCCACGCTGGTCGACGGTGGTACCACCAATCTAATCAGCACCGGCGGCATCAACCTGGTCGGCGACATCACACACAAAGGCGACTACATCCAGACCGGGAATCAGACCGTCACCGGTCGGGTGGACGTGTCGATTGACGTGGTCGCGGCGAAAGTCAGCCTGGTAAATCACCTTACCTCTGGCGTTAAGCAGGGTGGCGAGCAGTCGGGGGTACCGATCCCATCATGAACCGACATACCGGCGGCGCCATCAGCGAGCGCGAGCACATCAGTCAGGCGATCACCGACATTCTCACCACCCGCATTGGCACGCGTGTAATGCGCCGCGAATACGGCAGCTTGGTGCCCGAGTTGGTGGATCACCCCTTCAACGACGTCAACCGTCTGCGCGTTTACGCGGCCACCGTCATGGCCCTTATGCGCTGGGAAACCCGCATCAGCCTGAGCCGCGTGCAGTTCGCGGGAGCGAACATGCAGGGCCAGGCCTCGATCGATCTGGAGGGCACTGTGGTGGATACCAATGAGCCGCTAAGCCTCAGCGTGCCGCTGCAGCTGGGAGGCAGTGTATGAACAGTTTCGCCGCCATCGACCTCAGCCAGCTGCCGCCGCCGCAGATCGTCGAGCAGATCGACTTCGAACAGATCCTGGCCGAGCGAAAGGCTTACATGATCAGCCTCTGGCCGGTCGAAGAGCAGGCCCAGATCGCGGCACGACTGGAGATAGAGTCGGAGCCGCTCACCAAGCTGCTGCAGGAAAACACCTACCGCGAGACCGTATGGCGTCAGCGAGTCAATGAAGCGTCGCTTGCCAACCTGCTCGCCACCGCGCGTGGAACTGACCTGGAACAGTTGGCCGGCAACTTCAACGTGAAGCGCCTGGTGATTCAGCAAGGCAAAGCCAATGCTGTGCCGCCTATCCCTACGTTGATGGAAAGCGACGACAGCTTGCGCGAGCGTGCGCAGATGGCCTGGGAAGGTTTGAGTACCGCCGGGCCGCGCAATAGCTACATCTTCCACGCCCGGGCCGCAGATGGTCGCGTGGCCGACGCCACCGCCGAAAGCCCATCGCCTGCCGTCGCCGTGGTCACGGTTCAGTCATTGCTGGGCGATGGCGCGGCGCCCCCTGAGCTGCTTGCCGTCGTCAACGCTTACCTGAGCGACGATGACCGCCGGCCGGTGGCCGACCGTCTCACCGTCCAGGGTGCGCAGATTCTGAATTACCAGGTCAAGGCCAAGCTCTATTTGCTGTCGAGCGGCCCGGAGTCGGAACCTATCCTGGCTGCTGCTGAGCAACGTTTGCTGGCCTACGTTCATCAACGGCGCCGCTTGGGCATGGAGGTCTCGGAATCGGCCCTACATGCCGCGCTCCACGTCGAAGGCGTGCGCAAGGTCGAGCTTGAGGGCTGGGCGGACATCGTTGCAACCAAGGCTCAGGCGCCGTATTGCACCGGTATCACATTGAGCCGAGGCGTTGAGTGATGAGCGCCCAGCAGCTGTTATCGGGAAACGCTACGCCGCTTGAGCGCCAGGCGGCGCAGGCGCTCGCACAGATCCAGCGCGTCCCCATTCCTCTGCGACAGCTCTGCAATCCGGACACTTGTCCCGTCGACCTGTTGCCCTATCTGGCTTGGGCTTTCTCCGTTGATCGCTGGGACAGTAGGTGGACGGAGGCCGCGAAACGCGCTGCCATCCGGTCATCCCACTACATCCACTCGCGCAAAGGCACCATCGGTGCGCTACGCCGCGTCGTGGAGCCGCTCGGTTACTTGATCGAGGTGCTGGAGTGGTGGCAAACCACACCGAACGGCGTACCGGGCACGTTTGCCATCAAGGTGGGCGTACTGGAAACCGGCATCACTGAGGAAATGTACGAGGAGCTGACCTGGCTCATTGACGACGCCAGGCCCGTCACGCGCCACCTGACCGGCCTGGCCATCAGCCTCGAAACCACCGGCGGCATCAACATTTTCGCCAGCACATACGACGGCGATGAAATCGACGTATATCCGCCGGTCCTCCGCGACATCGTTACCACGGGCGTAATCGGCGCACCTGGGCGCGAACACACCATCGACACCCTCGACATTTATCCGCCAGTACCAGGGGTTATCAACCTCACGTGCTACATCGGCGCCGCTGGCCGGGAACACTCCATCGACACACTGGACATCTACCCATGATTGATCCCAACTCACAGTTCTTTGCGATTCTCACCGCTGTCGGTGAAGCCAAACAGGCCAACGCGGACGCGCTGGGCATCCCCTGGAAACTCACCGAGATGGGCGTGGGTGATGCGAATGGTACCGACCCGATTCCCGACCGGAACCAGAAGAAGTTGATTAACGAGCGCCGCCGCAGGCCGTTGAACAAGCTCTCGATTGACCCCGCCAACGCCAACATCCTTATCGCCGAGCAGATCATTCCGGCCGACGAAGGCGGATGGTGGATTCGGGAGATCGGGCTGTACGACGGTGACGGTGACCTGGTCGCCGTGGCGAACTGTGCGCCCAGCTACAAACCGCTGATGTCTCAGGGCTCAGGCCGGACACAGGTGGTGCGCATGAACTTCATCGTCTCCAGCGCCGCAAATGTAGTGCTGATGATCGATCCGGCAGTGGTACTCGCCACTCGCAAGTTCGTTACCGATTCCATCACAGATGCGATCAATCAACAGGACGTGAAACAGTCAGTACTGGTAGCGACCACCGGTCCTATCGTCCTAGCCGGGGCGCAAACCATCGACGGCGTGGTAGTGCCGGTAGGCTCGCGGGTATTGGTGAAAGACCAGGCCCAGGGCAAAGACAATGGCTTGTACCTCACCACCGCCGAAATCTGGACCCGTACAGCGGATGCTGATATCGGCGCGGAGGTGACACCTGGTTTGTTGGTTCACGTTGAGCGCGGCGCCGCCAATGGCGACACGCTCTGGCAGTTGATCACTGACGCGCCGATTGTGTTGGGCACGACGCCTCTTTCGTTTCAGTGGGCCGGAGGACAGAACGCACCAACCCCACCAGTTAATGATCGTTCCAAACGCGTAGCTAACACCGAGTTTGTGATGCGTGCACTTGGCAATTTCGCCGGTGGTCACGGCATCTTACAGAGTCGTGCCCTGAGTGTTGAAGAACTGGGGATGCGTCTTGAGTTGGCGGGTGGTGTGGTAGTGACGTTGCCCCCGGCCTCCACGGTACCAGAAGGCTCAGCGTACCTGCTGTCGGCAGGCCCATCGTCGACTACTTCGAAAGTCACTATTGCTGCTGGCGATCAGCTCGCTATGAATAACTTTGCTGTTTCGACCCCTTACACGTTTTCGCCAGGCGGCGATGTGATTGTTGTTCGCGAGGGCAATGTATGGCGCGGGCATTTAGGCAGTGAACCGCTTAAAACATCCAAGATGTTCAACGCATCGTTAACCACTCCCGGATATCAATTTCTCCCTAGCGGCTTGATTGAACAGTGGGGCGAAATCACCACAACGGGTGTGGCGAACGATCTGGTTGGAGTAACTTTTCCACTGGCGTTTCCAACCGCGTGTTTTAGCTTCATCGCGACGGCCTCTAGTAGCCCTGCCGGGTACGTTGGGGGGGAGGCCCGGGGTAGAGAGCGGGGAGTCGTCACAAGTTCAGCTACCTCGCCGCAAGTTCTTTACTGGCGCGCACTCGGAAAATAAGGAAGGGATCATGCTCTACTACGCACGTACAACCGGCGGTTTTTACGACGATGAAGTTCACCAGTCGATACCGGCCGACGCAGTCAAAATTACTCAAGATCAGCGCGCTGCTTTGCTGATCGGGGAAGCTGCGGGGCGCAAAATCTCTTCGGATACAAAAGGGTTCCCGGTCTTGGTAAATCGTGAGCCGCCCTCAGACGAGATCCTTATCGCTCAAGCAAGACAGTGGCGTGATACTGAAATCGATAGCCTCAACTGGCTGCGCGAGCGACACAGGGATGAATTAGACGCGGGCCGGACCACGACTTTAACTGCTGCTCAGTTTGGCGAGCTCATTGATTATATTCAGCAGTTGCGAGACTGGCCTGCCTCGGGCGGCTTCCCGAAGATGGACGCTCGCCCCGCTGCCCCCGCCTGGATCGCAGAGCAAACCCGCTGACCGATCCCTTCACCCTGTAAAGCCCGTCTCTACAAGCCCCCGCGCTCGCCCATCCGGCGCGCGCGCGGCAACCTCTGCACTGTCATTCCATCACAGCGCAGGCATAACCCATGGCCGATTATCTCCACGGCGTGCGGGTCATCGAACTCAACGACGGCACCCGCCCCATTCGCACTATTCCCACCGCAGTTATCGGCATGGTTTGCACGGCTGAAGATGCGGACCCACTGGTTTTCCCTCTGGACACGCCCGTCCTGCTCACCAACGTGCAGACCGCCGTTGGTAAAGCTGGCGTCAAAGGCACCCTGGCCGCGAGCCTGCAAGGCATCGCCGACCAGACCAAGCCCTACGTCATCGTGGTGCGGGTCAAGGAAGGCGCCGACGAAGCGGCTACCACCAGCGCCCTGATCGGCGGCACCACCCCGACCGGCCAGTACACCGGCATGAAAGCTCTGCTCGCCGCCAAGTCCCGCGTGGGCATGGCGCCACGCATTCTCGGCGTGCCTGGCCTGGACAGTTTGCCGGTGGCCACCGCACTCGGTGCCATTGCCAAAGACCTTCGCGCCTTCGCCTACGTCAGCGCCTGGGGCTGCAAAACCAAGGAAGAGGTGGTCGCTTACCGCGCGAACTTCGGCGCCCGTGAAATGATGGTGATTTGGCCGGACTTCCAAAACTGGGACACGGTCGCCAACAAGACCACCACCGCCTCAGCTGTGGCTCGTGCGCTTGGTCTGCGCGCCAAGATCGATCAGGAGACGGGCTGGCATAAAACCCTGTCCAACGTGGCCGTCAGCGGCGTGACCGGTATCAGCGCCGACGTGTTCTGGGATCTACAAAACCCGGCAACGGACGCCAACTACCTCAACAGTAACGACGTCACCACCCTGATCAATGCAAACGGCTTCCGCTTCTGGGGTAGCCGTACCTGCAGCGATGACCCGCTGTTCGCCTTCGAAAACTACACCCGTACCGCGCAGATCCTCGCGGACACCATGGGCGAAGCGCACATGTGGGCCATTGACCGCCCTATGCACGCCTCCCTGGTGCGCGACCTGGTCGAAGGGGTGAACGCCAAGATGCGCGAGATGAAATCCCAAGGCTACCTGATCGGCGGCAGCTGCTGGTATCCGGACGACATCAACACCAAAGACACCCTCAAGGCCGGCAAGCTCTGGGTTGATTACGACTACACCCCCGTGCCGCCCCTTGAAGACCTCACCTTCCGCCAGCGAATCACCGACCGCTACCTGATCGACTTCGCCAAGGGCATCAACAGCTAAACCGGGCCTCCCCGCGAGGGGAGTTCACCCTGAACACGTATCCCGGAGAACACCGCCATGGCAATGCCCCGCAAACTCAAAAACCTGAACCTGTTCAACGACGGCAACAGCTACCTCGGCTTGGTGAAGTCCCTCACCCTGCCCTCCCTCGGCCGCAAGATGGAAGCCTATCGCGGCGGCGGCATGAACGGCCCGGTCAAGGCTGACCTGGGCATGTCCGACGACGGCATCCAGTTCGAATGGAAAACCGGTGGCCTCGATCTGATCTCTCTGCGCCAGTTCGGCGCCGTCAGTGCTAACAGCGTAGCCCTGCGCTTCTCTGGCCCTTACCAACAAGACGACACCAACGAAGTCAGCAACGTGGAAGTGGTCGTGCGTGGCCGCCACGAAACCATCGAGATGGGCGACGCCCAGCCCGGTGAGGACACCGAGCACTCCATGACCACCACCTGCAGCTACTACAAGCTGACCGTGGACGGCGAAGAAATCATCGAAATCGACCTGCTCAACTTCGTCGAGAAGGTCAACGGCGTGGACATGCTGGAGAAGCACCGCACCGCCATGGGCATCTGACCTGCCCCCTCAATCAAGCCTCACCCTTTGATCACCAGGAGCGAATCCAATGAAGAACGAAACCATCGAACAGCCCGACGAGCAGCAGCTGGCCGACGACAACACCGTCACCCTCGACACGCCGATCCGTCGTGGCACCACCAGCATCGAGAGCATCACCCTGCGTAAGCCGAACTCCGGCGAGTTGCGCGGCGTGAGCCTGGTGGAGCTGTTGCAAATGGACGTAGGCAGCCTGATCAAGGTTCTGCCCCGCATCAGTTCGCCAAGCGTTACCGCAATCGAAGTCGCCGGCATGGACCCGGCTGACCTGCTGGCCTTGAGCAGCAAAATCTCTGGTTTTTTGTTGCAGAAGTCGGCGAAGACGGATGCATCCCTCGTCGCGTAGAAGACGCCATGGCCGATCTGGCCGTGGTTTTCCACTGGGCACCTGCTGATATGGATCAGTTGGGCCTGCAAGACCTGATGGACTGGCGCGAGCGCGCCAGGGTGCGGAGTTCCAACGATGGCGAATGATCTGAGACTTCAGGTGCTGCTCAGCGCCATCGACAAAGCCACAGGTCCGCTGAACAAAATCACGGGCGGTAGCAAGGAAACCGCCCGCGCCCTTAAGGCTGCTCGTGACCGCCTGAAAGAACTCAACACCCAGCAACGCGACGTAGGCGCCTGGCGTGAACTGCAGGCCGCAACCCGCGCGACATCTGAGGCGCTCGCCGCCAACAACACCAAGGTTGGCGAACTCGCCCGCGAAACTGCCAAAGTCCGGCAGCAGCTCGCGCCGACCCAGGCGCTGTTCGACAAGTCCCGGCAGAAGATCGACGCGCTCAAAACCAGTCAGACCGACCTCAAGCGCGAACTCACCGGGACACGCAATGCCCTGGGGTTGATGAGCGACGAACACCGCCAATCCGCCAGCCAGATCGCCGCGCTCAATGCCGTGATGCAGAAGGGCAATGCCCTGACCCGAGCGCAGCACGACGAATACACCCGCCTCACAGCCGCCCAGCGGGAGCGCAAGACCCAGCTGGACCAGCTCGCAGCCAAGGAAAAGACCCTGGCTGACCGGTTCACCCTGAACAACGCGCAGTTGCGCACCAGTCGCGCGGGCCATGCCAGTCTGCGCGACGAGATCCGCCGCCTGGAAACCCCGTTCAAGGACCAGCTCGCGCTGCTGAAACAGCACACCACCGAGTCGAAACGCTTGGGCGAGCAGTACGGCCAGCAGCAAGTAAAACTCGGCAACCTCGGCGCGCAACTCAAAGACGTCGGCATCAACACCAATGCCCTGGGCGCGCACGAGCTGAAGCTCAAGCGCGATATCGACACGGCCACCCAGGCCATGAAGTTGCAGATGGACCACCTGGATGCGTTGAGGCGCAAGCAGGACAGCCTGGCGAAGGCCCGCGCCACCTACGATAAAACACAGAGCCTGGCTGGCAGTGTTGCTGTATCCGGCGCCGCCAGCCTTGGCGCGGGCTACGCCGCCAGCCGCCCCGTCGTATCGGCGATCAAAGCTTTTGCCCCGAATGAGGATTCAGCCACTCAGCTCAAGGTGTCGATGATGGACGACACCGGCAAGGTCTCGGAGGACTTCCAGAGGATCACAGACCTGGCGACCAAGCTGGGCGACCGTCTGCCAGGCACGACGGCGGACTTCCAGAACATGATGACGATGCTTAGGCGCCAGGGTCTGAGCGCTAAGAGCATCCTGGGTGGTACTGGTGAAGCGGCTGCGTACCTGGGTGTGCAGCTAAATATGGGAGCCACAGAGGCAGCGGAATTCGCCGCCAAGATGCAGGACGCTACCGGAACCGCCGAAAAAGACATGATGGCCCTGATGGATACCATCCAGCGTGGTTTCTACGCCGGCGTTGACCCAGGCAACATGCTGCAGGGGTTCGGCAACATCGCCCCTGTCATGGATAACATCAGAAAGGCGGGGCTCGATGCAGCCAAGGAGTTGGCCCCCCTACTCGTCATGATGGACCAGGTAGGTATGGAGGGAGGCTCAGCCGGTAACGCTTTCCGCAAGATTTTCGACGCGGGCCTTAATAAGGACAAGGTCGAAAAAGCCAACAACATTGCGAAATCCAGCGGTAAGGATATTTCACTCAAATTTACTGATGACAAGGGCAATTTCGCAGGTTTGAAAAACCTGTACGCGCAAGTAGAAAAGCTCAAAGCGTTCAATGACGAAGACCGTAAAGCGATTGTTAAGGAGCTATTCGGAGATGACGCCGAAACCATGCGTGTTTTGAACACCATGAGAAATAAGGGTCTGGCGGGTTACGAAGAAGCCCAACAAAAGCTGCAAGCCCAGGCCGATCTGCGTACCCGCGTCAACGAACAGCTCGGCACTCTAACCAACATCATGGAAGCCGCGGAAGGTAGTTTCACCAACGCCCAGGCAGAGTTCGGCGCTGCTGTTGCTCCCGAGCTGAAGAGCCTCATTAGCACCCTGGGCGAACTTGCCAACGGGGTTGGAACCTGGGCGAGAGAAAACCCGAAGTTGGCCGCAGGCCTGGTGAAAGTTGTGGCCGCTGTAGCAGCTGCTGCCGTGGTGTTCGGTACCTTGGCGTTGACCATGGCAAGCATGCTCGGCCCCTTCGCAGTGCTGCGGTACGGCATGGCGATGTTCGGCATTCGCTTGGGCAGTATCAAAGCGCAACTGATCGGAACCCGTATCGCAGCTGCCCGCGCCGGTGTAGAGGTGGGCCGGATGGGACGAATCTGGAAGACGGTCACGGCCAGTCGCGCAGCTGGCGGCATGGTGACTGTCATTCCGACCCTGATCAGTACCGCGCGGCTTGCGGCAGTCAGCGTGTTTCCAATGCTCGGCAGCGCAATCAGTGCGGTCGGTGCGGCCATCCTGGCAACCCCGGTTGGGTGGTTGATCGCCGCAGTTGCGGGCCTTGTCGCGGTCGCGTTGCTGATTTACAAATATTGGCAGCCGATCAAGGGGTTCTTCCTCGGCTTCTGGCAGGGGCTCACTGAAGCCTTGCAGCCCGTGCTCGCTGGGTTGGGCAAGTTCGGCGGTGTGCTGGTCAGCCTGGCGAAGGCGGCCTACTCCATTCCTATTATCGGTTTCGCACTGCGTCTGCTTGGCAGCATCGTCCGCCCGCTGTTCAACATGATCTCTTCCGGCATCAGTGGAGTTATCGGTTGGTTCACTGACCTGTTGAAGCCGGTCGAAGACGTCGGCGGCGCCGCACAATCAATGGGCCAGCGCTTTGGCGCGGTCATTGGCAACATGATTATGACCCTGCTGCAGAGCATCGGCTCTATCGCAACCGGCGCGGTCAACGTGTGGACCACCATCAAAACCAGCTTTGACGAGGGCCTCGCGGGCATCCTGCGACTGATCATCAACTTCAATCCACTGGGGATGTTCTACCAGGCCTTTGCCGGGGTGATGAGTTACTTCGGAGTGCAACTGCCTGGGAAATTCACAGAGTTCGCCGGCATGATCATCAACGGCCTGGTCAACGGCCTTACCGCCGGCTTTGGCGCTATCAAAAGCGCCATCGGGTCAATCGCGACTGGTGTAGTCAATGTGTGGTCCACAATCAAAGCGAGCTTCAATCTGGGCTTGAAGGGCATCCTGCAACTGATCACAGGCTTCAACCCGCTCGGGCTGTTCTACCAGGCGTTCGCTGGCGTGATGAATTACTTCGGCGCGGAGCTGCCTGGAAAATTCACGGATTTCGGCGGCATGATCGTCAATGGTTTGGTAAGGGGCTTGACCGCCGGCCTCGGCGCCGTAAAGGGTGCTATCAGTTCCATTGGCGACTCCACCATCGGATGGTTCAAGGAAAAGCTCGGCATCCACAGCCCATCACGGGTTTTCGCTGAGCTGGGCGGCTTCACCATGGAAGGGCTGACAAAAGGTCTGGAGGGTGGAAAAAAGGGGCCGCTCAACGCGCTGTCGAGCATGGGCAAGCAACTGACCGCCGCCGGCACCCTGGCCCTCACCGCGACAGCTATGCCGGCTTTAGCGGTCGATGATCGCCCACCAATCAGCAGCGCGGGCACATCGACGGTTTACGACAGCCACGACACCTACCAGATCACCATCGCAGCGGCCCCGGGCATGGACGTGCAAGCCATGGAGAAAAGTCTGCGCGCCATGCTCAACAAGATTGAAAACGAGAAACGCGCCCGTCAGCGCAGCAAGTTATCGGATCGGGATTAATCGCCATGATGCTTAGCCTCGGCATGTTCGTGTTCAGCTTATCGACCCTCGCGTACCAGGAGCTGCAGCGCCAAACTAATTGGCGCCATGCCAGCAACAGCCGCGTGGGCGCGTCCCCTGCGCTGCAGTTTGTCGGCCGTGGCGATGACACCATCACCCTCCCCGGCATCATCCTGCCGGAGCTGGCCGGCAGTGTTCTCAGCCTGGACGCTCTGCGTCTGATGGCGAACACCGGCAAGGCCTGGCCAATGGTTGAAGGTACCGGTCGGATATACGGGTTGTGGGTGATCGAAAGCCTGAGCGAGACCAAAACTGTCTTTTTCAGAGACGGCACGCCACAGCGCATAGAGTTCACCGTTACGCTCAAGCGTACCGATGATGACCGTATCGACCTGCTCGGCGCCGCTACCAGCACCGGGCTCAACATTCTACGGGGGTTGCTGTGATAGAGGCCGCGCTGTCCAAAGTCACCGGTTACCTCATGGACACGGCGGAACGCTTCGTTCGGGACGCCGCCTATCCCGTTCCGGCCTTCCGTCTCACCGTCGATGGAAACGATATCGCCATGAAGGTGAGCCCGCGGCTGATGAGCTTGGATCTGACCGACAACCGTGGCGTTGAGGCTGACCAGCTCACAATTACGCTGAGCGATCATGACGGCCTGCTGTCGATTCCGCCTAAGGGCGCAGTACTTCGCTTATGGTTGGGCTGGAGCGACACCGGTCTGGTGGACAAAGGCACCTACACCGTCGACGAGACGGAACACAGCGGCGCGCCAGATGTTCTCAGCATTCGCGCTCGGTCAGCAGACCTTCGCAAGGGGCTCAAGACAAAGCGCGAACGCAGCTGGAGCAACACAACGCTGGGTAAGGTCATTGGCGATATCGCGATGGGAAACAACCTCACGTCGACTGTGGCCGGTGCGCTCGGTGCGCTGCCAATCTTGCAGCTGGACCAGGCCAACGAATCGGATGCCAACCTGATCACCCGCTTGGGCGAAGAATTCGACGCGGTGGCCAGCGTGAAGGCCGGGTGCCTGCTGTGCATCCCCGCCGGGGGTGGCAAGACTGCCAGCGGGCTTCCCCTGCCCCACATCACCCTCACGCGCGGCGACGGCGACCAGCACCGCTACCTTCAAGCGGATCGCGACAGCTACGACGGGGTGCGAGCATATTTTTACGATGTGCACAGCGCCAAGAAACAGGAAGCGATTGCTGGCGGTGGCGAGAACCTCAAAGACCTGCGCCACACTTACAGCGACCAGCAATCAGCGCTAAGGGCCGCGAGAGCGGAATTCCGACGGCTTCAACGCGGGAGCGCCACGCTCAGCTACACGCTCGCGATGGGCCGGCCAGATCTGATCCCCGAACTGACCTACACGCTCCAAGGCGTTAAGGACGAAATCGACGAAATCATCTGGTACGGCGGCAACGTGCAGCACCCTGAGCCCGGATGGTGGTTATACCGTCAGCCTGGAGCTGGAGAGCAAGTTGCCGGAGGAAAACGTTGAAGACCTGGCGGAAGAGAACAAAGGCGATTACACGGGGATTATCGCCTACTACCGCGACTCGAAAACCGGAAAAGAGAAAACGGTTACCGCAGGGGACCAGGCAAAGCCAATGCGGTTGCGCTGGCTGTATGCGAGCGTCAAAACAGCCAAGCGGGCAGTTGATCGTGAATGGGCAAGGATGAAGGCTACGGCTTGATTTGCGACTAAAAATAAAATACCCCGGCCAGACCGGGGGATTTTTTATTCGTCTGGCATTTGGAAAAGAACTTCTGCACAGCGAAGAACACGGTCCTGATTGGCGCTCGAAAGGCGCCGGAACAACGACACCAATTTCTGTTCCTTCAGATTGAGCACTCCGTCTTCTTGCTCCAGTTGCGATCCCTTTTGCCCTTGTTCGTCCAACATGTCGCTATTACTCCTTTCGTCCGTAATATGCATGTGCTCATGCATAAAAAGACCTTGCGGACAGACTGGAATATGCAACCGTCAACGAAAGGTGTTTGTACGGGCGGCTCTAGCCAGCGTAGGAAGGGCAGAGTTTCATGGCGCGCACGGTGATCTCGCTGTAATCCATTTTGATGCCAGGGAAGCTGACGTCTGGCTTGGTAATAGATTGTCCATCTAGCCAGCCATTCTTTGATGCTTTTGAACGTGCGCTGCCATTCAACGCATAAATCTTCCCGTCCTCTGTTCTCACTAAAGCAGAAGGTGGGCCTTCCTGACAAAGCAGATCGACCTTTTCGACCGTGAAAGGCCAATTCGCGCCGTACTCGCCCTGAGTGACAGTCTCTATCTTTTCGCCAGCAAAGGCAGTCACAGCCAGCAAGCTCGGAATTATTAAGCCAAAACGCATCGTTTCCTCCTTGGAGTTGATTCATTTGGGGTCTCGTTGCGACACCTGAGCCATCGCGAAGGCCAGGTGCGCAAGTGTGGCACGGTCAGAATCTGACATTTCCCGCATATGACCCAACACTGTTGCTTCGGTATCGCTCAAATCAGCGAGATCCGTATCGACGCGCGAACCGGTCAGCACATAACGCACGTCAACACCAAGCGCTTCCAGCCCGGATAAATAGCGCACATCGGGAGAGCTGGACTCAAGCTCGTACGCTTTTTGTGTCCCGCGGCTCACCCCTGCTGCGACGCCAAAATCAGTCTGATTTTTGCCCAGGAGCTCGCGTTCTTCTCGCAGGCGTTCACCTACTCCTGCAGATATGAGTATTTTTTTGATCAAAATAAGTTGACTTGAACAGAAATCTGCCCAAGAATCCTTGTCGTCGAACACGATTAAACACGGACGAACACTATGCATGCCCTACAGACCCCCGAGCAAGCCCGCGCGGTTCTTGATCGCGAGGGTAAAAGCATTGCCGAATTTAGCCGCCAACATGGCTTGAACAAAAATCTGGTCAGCGACTTATTGAACGGCCGTAAAAAGGGCCGTCGTGGGGAAGCGCATCGAGCTGCTGTTTTGCTCGGTATCAAAGACGGCCAGATCACAAACTAGGGCCTCTGGCTCCAAGGGGAAACCAGAAGATGAAACGCCCAGTTCTAGACAGCAGAAAGAGCGTCGTTATGGCCGTCATAGGTGCCTACCCAGGCGGTCGGATGTACGCCTCGGCGGATCTCGGCATGCCGCTCAAGAAGTTCGATAACCAAGCCTACGAGAACGCTGGCAGCCGCCCGCTGACCGACGAACACATTCGCCGCCTGGAGCAGGTCGCCGGCACCACCTACCTTGCCGACTACATCGCCTCGATGTACGGCGGCATGTTCGTACCGCTGACCGTCCCGGAAAACCTGGACAACGTGGAGCTGTACAGCCGCTCTCTCAAGGCCTCGGCAAAGCGGGGGAAGGTGGACCAGATCATGTCTGCGGCCCTAGATGACGGAATCATCGAAAAACGTGAAGCCGACGCGATCATCGCCGCCCTACTCACCTACATGTCGGCCCGCTACGCCGAGGTATTTGCGACTATCCAGCTCTACAGCCAAGGAGCTGTCTAGTGAGTACCTACAAACTGGTGTGCCCCCACTGTCACGGCCGCATGCGTATTCGTACCAGCGAAGGCCAGCACATCTTCCTGCGCATCACCTACCTGCAATGCACCAATGAAGCCTGCGGCTGGGCTGGCCGCGCTGAATTTCAAATGACTCACGAATTGAGCCCCAGCGGCATGCCCAACCCAGCCGTAAAGCTGCCAGTTGCGGACGTGGTCATTCGTCGACAGGCAATGAAAACCACCAATGATCAACCCGATTTGCTGGATCAACTGGATATGGAGGCCGCAACTGTATGAACACCATCGCCCTAACTACCAACCCCGCCAGCGACTACCGAGCAGCAATGCAACAGGCGGCCGTGGCCTACCTATACCGTCACCGTTGCGAGCATCTCGCTGGCGACAGCCAGCTTTTAGAGAACTGCAGCCGGTACCTGACCCAGTCGCTTGAAGTGCCCACGCACCTGGTGCAGCGCATTGCTGAGTTGGCGGTGGCCGAGTTCGAAAGCATGACCTGCAAGCGTGTGGCCTGGCTTGGTATTCATCCCACAAGCGGCCCCTTCCGCCCAGTGATCTTGCTGCTCGACAACTGCACCCAACAGCGACATCCCGTTTCAGCACGCTTGCTTCCCACGCGCCTGCTGCTGACGCGCAACCTCCCGCACTAATCCAAAACCCTCCCTGTTAGATGCCCGCACCGCGTGGGTAGGGGAAATTTGCAACTTACTGGTGGCCGAAATGAGCAAAATCACCATAAAACTGGAGCTGGACGAACAACAGGCGCAGCACTACCTGTTGTGGTTGACCAGTCAGTACGAAGTCACGATGGCTGATATTTGGTACTCCGACCGCTACCGGAATGTGCCAAGTGGTCAGCGTGCGCCGAAGGTGCTTGAGGACTTGCCCTACCTGGCAGGCATCTGCAAGACGCGCAGCGAGCTGAAAAAACAGCTCGTTGTTACGCCTGCGGAGTATGTGCAGTGATTCGCAAGCCCATGGAAGACAAGATCCGCGCTGACGTGCTTCAGCGCCTGGAGTCCGATTACGGCCTTCAGCACATGAAAGGCACGCATTACATGCGTAAGGGCACCTGCCCGCAGTGCAATCAGAAACGATTGTTTTCGCGCCACGATGAACCCTGGTTCATCCGCTGTGGCCGCGAGAAAAATTGCCGGTACATGGCTCCCACTAAAGAGCTGTACCCGGATCTGTTCGACGACTGGAGCAAGCGTGCACCGGCCACCCGTGACGAGCCTGCCGCCAGTGCAAAAGCGTACCTGACGTTTGCCCGAGGCTTCCGCGTTGAGTTGATAGAAGGCTGGTACACCCAGGAAAGCTACTTTGATCGCGACCTGAATATTGGCTCTGCCACCGTACGCTTCCCTCTGGAACACGGCGGGTACTGGGAGCGCTTGATTGACCAACCGTCACGGTTCGGTAAGAAGAAGGCCCGCTTTCAACCCCTCAAGAGCTACAGGGGGCACTGGTGGTGCCCGCCGTGCGTGGATCTGCTGGAAGTAAATGAGCTGTGGATCGTTGAAGGCATCTTCGACGCAATAGCGCTCATTCAAAACGGTATCTCTGCGGTTGCGGCGCTGTCCTCGAACGCTTTTCCAGAGGAATCGCTCAAGGCCCTGATCACCGCTCGCGGCGGTAAAACCCCGAAGCTGGTTTGGGCTCTGGATAACGAGCCAGGCGCTCACAAGTACACCCGTATGTGGGTCAACCGTGCCCGCGAACTCGGTTTTACCTGCGAGGCTGCTCAGCTGTCACAGCCTGACGCCCGCAAGGTTGACTGGAACGATCTGCATCAACGCTGGGCGTTTATCGACGACGAAAAAGCCCGCGCTGATCGCATCGAAAGCGACTTGAAAGAAGCCCGCCACCATGGCGCCCTGCTGATCGCAGAAAGTGCCAGCGACAAGGCATTGCTCATGTACCAGTGGCGTGAACGGGAGGAGTTCCACTTTTGTTTCGACTCCCGCCTGTACTGGTGGAAGTTGGACCTGGCGAAATACAACAACGCCAAGCAGGCCCTCGAAAAGAGCGATGGCCACGAAGCCCAAACACTCAATGAAAAGCAGCTGCGGGAGAAGGCACTGAACGTCGCCGGCTGCGTCGTCGAGATCGCCAACTGCTACCCCAAAGCCCTCTATTTCCAGCGCAACGAGATTACCGACGAGTCCTGGTACTTCTTCCGCGTCGACTTCCCGCACGACGGCGGCTCAGTGAAAAACACCTTCACGGGCGGACAGGTCGCCGCTGCGAGCGAATTCAAAAAAAGACTTCTCGGCATGGGTGCCGGAGCCGTGTTCACCGGCAGTGGACAGCAATTGGACAAACTCATGAAAGACCAGCTTTTCGGCATCAAGACGGTTCAGACCATCGACTACGTGGGCTACAGCAAGGAATACCACTGCTACGTGTTCAACGACGTCGCCATCCGTGAAGGCCAGGTGATCCACATCAACGAGGAAGAGTTTTTTGAGATGGGCAAGTTGAAACTCAAGACTCTGCAAAAGGGTGTGAAGATCGATCTTGAAAAGGATGGCAAAAAATACGATGACCAGTGGCTTGGGCTTCTGTGGCAGTGCTTTGGTGCCCAGGGCATCGTGGCGTTGACCTTCTGGTTTGGCTCGCTGTTCGCCGAACAGATCCGCGGCCGGTACCAGTCGTTTCCTTTCCTTGAGGCCACTGGCGAGGCCGGCGCCGGCAAGACCACGTTGCTCACGCTGCTATGGAAACTCGCGGGCCGCGACGGATACGAAGGGTTTGACCCGTCCAAATCCACCAAGGCCGGCCGCAGCCGCTTGATGGGCCAGGTCTCCGGGATGCCCATCGTACTACTGGAATCGGACCGTAGCGGCGACGACAAGGCCCATGCCAAAACCTTCGAATGGGACGAACTCAAGGATTACTACGGCGGTGGCACCCTGGCGACCAAGGGTGTGAAAACCGCCGGTAACGAAACCTACGAACCGCCGTTTCGAGGCACCATCGCCATCAGCCAGAACGCCCCTGTAGTGGCTTCAGAGGCGATCATGACCCGCATCGTCAAACTGCACTTCGTGCGACCCAACGTCACCGCTGAAAGCCGTACGGCGGCAGATCGGCTCAACGCGCTAGAAGGTTCGACACTCAGCAACTTTGTGCTGCAGGCCGTGCGTAAAGAACTGGAGGTGATGGAACTGTTCGGCCAGCGGGTTGCGGGCTACGAGGCGAAGTTGCGCAACCTGCATTCCCATTGTTTTGCCTGCGACACCCTATTCAAAGACGAGCACGGCGAATGTAGCCATTGCGGCAACAAGCTGCGGGGCTACATCCGGGTGGAGCGGATAAACAAGAACCACGCCCAAATGCTCACCCTGCTGGACTGCCTGTGCATGGTGGTGCCGCTCACCAATGCACAGGTCGAGCACACCCGCTCGCAGATCATTCGCATGGCAATTGAGCGCCAGGCCTCGATCAGCTCCGACCATCCGGTGGTGGCTGAATTCTGGGAAGTTTACGAATACCTGGAAGGTCTCGACGCCGATGGCCCTGTGGTCAACCACAGCAAGAAAGACCACGTGATCGCCATCAACCTCAACGACTTCGTGAAGTGCGCGGCAGAAAACCGGCAAAAAATCGCCGACGTCAGCGAGCTGCGCGAGCGCCTAAAGGACTCCCGCTCGCGGAAGCTGCTCGACGTCAACAAAGCGACTGACAGCGCGGTAAGGGCTCACCAGGCCAGCAAGACCAACGCCGTCGTCACCAAGCAACCCATCGTGAAGTGCTGGCACTTCCAGGCCTGACATATCACTTGCCCTACCCGCCAGGCGCTGCAACGTCTGACACCACCCAAAGGAGAAGCACCATGCACGTACAAGTCATCGCAAGCGGCGGCCAGAACGGCGCAACGAACCGTAAAAGACATCTGGAAGAGCTGAGGGAGTGGTTTGGTGAAAGCTCAAAAGTCATTCACGCCGAAGCCTATGCGCCTAGCGACCTGGTCAAAATTTTGGAGGTTAGCGCGGCAACCGATTTTGAAATTCTGGTGCTTGAGTGCAGCCCCGAACAAATCGTGGCCGTCCTGCTGTGGCAGACAGAAACCGAAGAGGTTGCCGAGCTTGAAAATGTGCTTGTGCACCTGGTGCGCAAGCAAAAAACAACCGGCGAAAGCCAGTAAGAAGGTGGTGCCGAGGGGCTGCAACCCCTCGACACCGACCACCCAAAGGAGAAGCACCATGCAAGTGAATCAACCCCAAGGCGGCATCACAGAGGCTACCACAACCCAACTGGCTATCGGCGACACGGCCAGTTACATCGCAATCAGCATTAGTGGCGGTCGCCAATGCGGTCGCAGCTATGACTTCAACGCTCGAAAAGGCGTGATTGTGAAGATCGATGGCAGCGTCGCGACGCTGCGCATAGCGAATGGCCGCAGCATCACGTATCCACTCCACAAGCTGACGCCCGAAGGCCAGCCCAATGCGCTCACCCACATGCTCATGGGAGGGCAGTGATCATGGCCGAGTATTTTTACAAATCCCACGAGCCGGCGACCGTCGCCATTGTTCGTGAGTTCTATTTGATGAAAGACGTTCTCAATGCTCAGTTGATCGCACTGGGTGCGCACTTCGGCGGCAAGGTTGCGCCAATGCGGGATGTCGACTCCCACTTCGCCGGCGGCGTAAAACTTAGCGGTGGCGCCGAGTTGGATGTGCACTGGTGCCGTCCTGATGATTACGGCTATCGGACACTGCGCACCGCTGCCAAGCCTGGCAAGGGCATCACCAAGGATGATCGCGCAGCAATTCGGGCAGAACACGAGCGCCTTGTCGCTCTGTGGAATGAGCATTGCCCACAACGCTTGAGCAGCAGCGACTACTGGGATCGACTCGGAGTGAATACCGGCAACCTGTGGTTGTGTGGCGGTATCAAGTTTGAACTGGACGGCACCGCCTACTTTCACCTGGGCTTTCAGATCAACAAAGCTGAGCACGACTCTAAAGTCGCGGCCGGCCAGCCAACAAGCGGGTGGATCAACGGCGCGGTTGAGGTTTTGGCGAGTGAATACCAGGCTGCGCGCGTGGCGAAACTGAAGGCAGTGGAGGTGTCCAATGCTTAAACGCACCCTGAAACACTTCCATTTTTGCTGCGGCGTCGGCGGCGGCGCCAAAGGCTTCAACCGTGCCAAGCCCGTGGTAGGCAACATGCAGGCCGAGTGGCAATGCATTGGCGGCGTCGACGTTGACCCGGCCGGGCTACGTGACTTTCAAATGATGACCGGTGTTCCGGGCACGCTTTTGGATCTGTTCACACGTGACCAATACATTCGCTTCCACGGCAAAGAACCGCCGCTAGGATGGCGCGAGGTAACCCCGGAAGACATACGCCGCGCCGCCGGTTATCAGCGCCCAGACGCGGTGTTTATCTCAAGCCCATGCAAGGGTGCGTCGGGTTTGCTGTCTGAAACCATGAGCCTGACCCCGAAGTACCAGGCCTTGAATGAGTTGACACTGCGTTGTGTCTGGCTGATGTGTGAAGCCTGGAAAGATGATCCAGTGTCGCTGATCGTGTTCGAAAACGTCCCGCGCCTGGCTACCCGTGGCCGGCATCTGCTGGACCAGATCAATAAACTGCTCAACCACTACCGCTATGCCGTCGCTGAAACAACTCACGACTGTGGCGTCATCGGCGGCCTGGCCCAGAGCCGCAAACGCTTCCTGCTGGTAGCCCGCCACGTCGAGAAGGTGCCGCCGTTCCTGTACGAGCCCGACAAAAAGACGCTTAAGTCTGTCGGCTCGGTCCTGGGCCGTATGCCCATGGCCGGCGACATTGAAGCCGCAGGTCCGATGCATCGGGTACCGGCCCTGCAATGGAAAACGTGGGTACGCCTCGCCCTGGTCGAAGCAGGCAAGGACTGGCGCAGCCTGAACGATCTAGCGATCGAGGACGGCTATTTGCGCGACCTGGTCATTGTTCCGCAATTCCGGGATGGATTCCTTGGCGTCCACGACTGGCAGGAAACTGCCGGTACCGTCGCAGCCCGCAGCGGTCCCACCAATGGCAAGTTTTCAGTGGCTGATCCTCGGGCCAAGGCCGGAGCCCTGCAATACCAGCAGTACGGCGTTCGGCGCTGGAATGAAACCAGTGGTGCAGTGATCGGCGTTAAATCGCCCGGGCAGGGAACGTACAGCGTGGCTGATCCGCGCGACCCAGGCATTGGGCACGCCAAGTACAACGTAGCCCAGTGGGATGGCGTGTCACGCACAGTAATTTCAGGCAGTACTACGGGTCAGGGCGCTTTCGCCGTTCAGGACCCACGGCCAGGTATGAAGCGCACCAAGGGCGATGCCTACCTCACCGGAGGCCATTACGGGGTTGTTGACTGGAAAGATCAGTGTGGCGCGGTTTCAGCGAGTGCCCGTCAAGACAATGGTCGGTGGACTGTGGCAGATCCTCGTATGCCACAACCCAACGAGAAGCTGACCTGCGTTATCGAAAGCCTCGACGGCACCTGGCACCGGCCATTTACCACCCTGGAACTTGCGGCACTGCAATCGCTTATCGACCCCGACGAGTTTTGGTCTGCTGATCCACAAACTGCCCATGAAATTCAAAAGGAACAGTACGTACGCAAGCTGGAGCAGGCCCGCTTCTTCGAATTGGACGGGGCCAGCGACCAAAGCTGGCGGGAGAGAATCGGAAACGCGGTACCGCCAGATGCCGCCGAAGCAATCGCCCATGTGATGGGCACCACACTGTTGCTGGCCGAGGCCGGCGAAACCTTCATGCTCAACAGCATGCCGATCTGGGTGCAGCCAGTAGCGATCGCCCTGAGCGTGTCCCAGCAGGCCCAACTATGAATCGCCCAGGCATAACCCTTGATCCCGTCGTGGTGGAAAAAGGACTGATCTGGCAGATGTTCCCGGTCGACTTCACCACGTTGGAGGGCACTTATAGCGTTTACATCTACGCGCTCGACCGCGAACACGCAGTGGCAGTTCTGTCTGAATTGAAGGCCACCGCCGTACTGCGTGACGGTGACCTGGTCAGCATCACACCGGGAGCAAAGTCATGAATGTTTTCCTGCTGCTTTACCTCTGCGCGGATGCAACCCACACGGACTGCCAGGTACTACCGGTTCAGCACTGGAAAGGTCGCGATGCGTATGAGCAATGCATTGGCACTGTTCCTAGACTGACCAAAGCACTGACCGCCCCCAACCGGGAACTACATCGCTTTGTCTGCGAGATCCAGGCTGACGGTGCCCAACCCGCTGAACATAAGGCACAGCCGGCGTTCATTCATCAATCGTTTCGGATGTAGAGGGGGCTTTATGAACGAAGTAAAGCGCTGGAAGTTGAAAGGTTTCATCCCTGGTATTGAAGGTGAGAGCAAAGCTGTGTTCCAGCCAGTCGTAGTTCTCGCCGAAGACTTTGACGCCTCCCTGGCACGCGAGTCGAGTCTCGGTGAAAAGCTGTACTTCGCAGAGCGCGCACTTGATCGAAGGATTGAGCTTACCGACACTCTGCAGCAGCGCCTGACCGCAGCGGAGGAGCGAGAGGATGTGCTGAAGGGGATGTTGGCCGGGGCATACGAGGCAGCTGCAAAGTGGGTCGACAAGCGGTGCGACGACTACGTGAGCAAATGCGGTTCAACTGACCCCGATACCGGAACCGTGAAATTTCCCGATCATGGTGGAGGGTATGTCGGCGAAATGATGGACATCGCAGACGGCCTGCGCGCACTCAAGCCTACAGAAGGTGAAAACAATGACGCATAAGTGCTATCGCCGCGATCCCACGGTAAATGCCATCACCGACCTGGTGCCCGACGAGGTAATGCTTGCGGTGTTCCAAGGCTCCAACTTCGGCCATGACGACTACCGTGGCCTGCTGGCCCAGGGGTGCATTAAGGCGCTGGCCGGCTGGCATCAGGGACACACGCTAACAACTATCCTGCAGGAGCTTCGGTTGATCAGCTGGAACAAGCAGATAGGAAAAATCAAGGTTACCGCCAAAGGTCGCCACTACATTTGGCTTGCCTTCAAAGGCCGTCCGGGAGTTTAGATATGAACACAGCCTTTATCCTGATGGCTCAGTACGACGGCCAGGCGGTCATTCCGTTGGAGCTGGTTTGCCGGGACTACTTCACGCATCTGACACCGGACATGTTCCAGCGCAAGGTGATGAGCGGACAGATCAAGTTGCCCATCACCCGCCTGGAACCGAGCCAGAAATCGGCCAAGGGCATTCACCTCACCGACCTGGCCGCGTACCTGGACCTACAGCGCGCAGCCGCGGTTAAAGAGCACAACCAGCTCAACGGGATAAAACACGCCGTTTGAGCCACTTCTGCGATGCGGCGCCCAGCTGGACGGGCGCCCTCAGAATCTTTTCGTGCCACTCCCAGCCCACATAGCGGTCGCCCCGACCGCGAAGGTGGGTGTAACGCCTCATTGAATTCCAATCCCTGTGGCCGGAAACACTCGCCACACGCGGAATATCCCAGTCCATTTCGAACAGGCGGCTGACACCTTCATGCCGGAGGTCGTGGAAGTGCAGATCCGCGATGGTCAAAAACTTGCAGGCTTTCGCCCAGGATGTGGAGATCGACTCTGGGCTGTAGGGGAAGATATCTTCGCCGGCCTTCGGCATCGTCTGGAGGATGTGCCACGCCTCGTCCGGCAGGTAACACCAAACATCGTTGCCGATCTTCTGCCCTGGGTTTTTCATGTCGCGCACCAGCACCCGCTGGCCGGCCTCGTCTACGTCTGCCCAGCGAATTCGGGTTATTTCATCGAGACGGCGCGTGGAGAACAGGGCGAAGCCTACGACCTTCAGCATGTTTATGACGGTCGGGCGCCTCACCTGCATGGCCTGGTAGTGCGTCAGCACCCGTCCCAGCTCATCCAATGTCGGCCGGCGGTCACGCTCACGGCTTTTCAGGTTGTAGCCCAGCTTGCGTAACACACGCCGCGCACCGCCCATGGCGAGCGGATCGACCTGGTAGCCCCATGCGTCCTTGGCAATTGCCAGCACTGCGCCCAGGTGCGCCAGGTCATTGCCAGCGGTTTGTGGCTGAACGCCACCGCCCTCCCCGCTCATTCGCCAAATTGCATAATCGACCAGGCACTGGGTGTTGATATCCGTATCGGTCAACTTGCCCAGGTAAGTCTCGCCAATCGCATTGAGCGTGGCACGCTTGGTCTTGCCCAGTGGCTTGGCCTTCTCCACTTCGACCAGGTAGCGGTCGGTCATATCTTTCAGCGTGGCACCCTTGCGGTTTGCGCGCTCGATCGCACCAGGCTCATCCAGCTCCGACCCGCGCTTGCGTGCCCAAGCCTGAGCAGCCTGTTTTCGGGCGAAGGTCTGGCTCTCTTGGTAGACTTGCACTCCGTCGCGCTTGATGCGGATCTGTGCCGTGTAGCTCACAGTCCCATCCGCCAGTTTTCTTGCCCTGATAGTCGCCATATTGAAAGTGGTACGCTTCAGTTTTGAAGTGGTACATCGTACCACCGAGCCTTTAAAAACGCCTGAAAACGCCCGAAAACACGCCAAGAACACGTTGAGTAAAATGCTAGATAAACAGACCGTTAGCCCCGTAAACGCAAGGCCCACGCTGTCTCGGCGCTTTAGTGTTGCCCCCATGATGGATTGGACCGACCGCCACTGCCGGTTCTTCCTACGCCTGCTCTCCAAGCACGCCTTGCTCTACACCGAGATGGTCACCACCGGTGCGATCCTGCATGGCGATCACGAGCGCTTCCTGCGTCACAACGAAGCCGAGCACCCGCTGGCGCTTCAACTGGGCGGCAGTGTTCCCGCCGATTTGGCGGCCTGTGCGCGCATGGCCGAGGCGGCTGGGTACGATGAGGTGAATCTGAACGTCGGCTGCCCCAGCGATCGTGTGCAGAACAATATGATTGGCGCGATCCTGATGGCGCATCCGGCGCTGGTGGCCGATTGTGTGAAGGCGATGCGTGATGCAGTGTCGATTCCAGTGACGGTCAAGCATCGCATCGGTATCAACGGCCGCGACAGCTATGCCCAGTTGTGTGATTTCGTCGGGACAGTCAACGAGGCAGGCTGCACCAGTTTTACGGTGCATGCGCGGATTGCGATTCTTGAGGGCTTGTCGCCGAAGGAAAACCGCGACATTCCACCGTTGCGCTATGACGTGGCGGCGCAGTTGAAGCAGGACTTTCCGGCGTTGGAGATCGTGCTCAATGGTGGGATCAAGACGCTTGAGCAGTGCCAGGAGCATTTGCAGACGTTTGATGGAGTGATGCTCGGACGTGAGGCATATCACAACCCCTATCTGCTCGCGGAGGTGGATCAGCAATTGTTTGGCAGCGAGGCGCCGGTGATCAGTCGTGCCCAGGCGCTGGCGCAGCTGCGCCCCTATATTGCTGAGCATCTGGCGAGTGGTGGGACGATGCATCACATTACTCGGCATGTGCTGGGCTTGGGCACTGGTTTCCCTGGGGCGCGCAAGTTCAGGCAGTTGTTGTCGGTGGATATTCATAAGGCGGCGGATCCGCTGGCGTTGCTGGATCAGGCTGGGGCTTTGCTGGAAGGGCGTTGATGGGATTGCTTGCAGGGGGCAGCCAAGCGTGGATTGGCTGGCGCTGCCATCGGGGGCAAGCCCCCTTCCACATTTTGACCTGGTTTCGTCAGCAGGTATTCGGGCAGTTGGGTTGAACCTGCGGGCGCTTTTGTCCTCCTATTGATCACCACGGCCGGTAATTCAAACGGCTGTTTTCAGGTTGTTGCCCTCGCAAACGATCGAACGCATTTGCGCCCTTGAGCGCTTGTTGGCGCTCGGGTAATGTCATCAGACCCATAGGACAGAGCACGCCCATGACTTCCAAGCTGGAACAACTCAAGCAGTTCACCACCGTCGTAGCCGATACCGGCGATTTTTCCACGCTCGCCAAGCTCAAGCCGCAGGATGCCACCACCAACCCTTCCCTGCTGCTCAAGGCCGCATCGATTCCAGGTTATGCCAAGCTGTTGGATGAATGCGTGCAGGACTGCAACGGCGATGTAGGCCTGGCCAGCGACCGGTTTGCGGTGGCGGTGGGTCAAGAGATTCTCAAAGTGGTACCGGGCCGTATTTCTACCGAGGTGGACGCCCGTTTGTCGTTCGACGAAGGCGCGATACTCAAGCGTGCGCATCGCCTGACCGACCTGTACGAAAAAGCCGGCGTTGGCCGTGACCGTGTACTGATCAAAATCGCCTCCACCTGGGAAGGTATTCGCGCTGCGGAAAAGCTGGAAAAAGAAGGCATCCAGACCAACCTGACGCTGCTGTTCTCCTTCGCCCAAGCCGTGGCCTGTGCCGAAGCCGGTGTGTTCCTGATTTCGCCGTTCGTGGGCCGCATCTATGACTGGTACAAGAAAGCCAATGGCAATGACTACACCGGCGCCGACGATCCAGGTGTGCAGTCGGTGACGCGCATCTACAACTACTACAAGGCCAATGGCTACAAAACCGTGGTCATGGGCGCGAGCTTCCGCAACCTTAGCCAGATCGAAGAACTGGCCGGCTGTGATCGCCTGACCATCAGCCCGGACTTGTTGGAAAAGTTGGCGGCGGATGAAGGCAAGTTGGAGCGTAAGTTGTCGCCAGGCCATGCGGGCGAGGCGCGCGTGCATATGACTGAAGCGCAGTTCCGTTGGGAGTCCAACGAGGATGCGATGGCAACCGAGAAACTGGCCGAGGGTATTCGCCAGTTTGCGCGGGACCAGGAGAAGCTGGAGGCACTGCTGTCCGCTAAGCTGTAAACGGCGGAGGCGACAAAAAGGGCGGGACCTGTGAGGGTACCGCCCTTTTTTGTGTCGATGTCTCAGGCCGATGTCATTTCAACAGGGGAAGATACATTGACTGACACTGCGTTATCGGGGGCAAGCCCCCTCCCACAATGGGGCGAATGTTAGGCAGAGGCTCAGTGGCGCTCGAGGGCGTTGACCAGATCGTGGAAGGCTTCGCGGTTGGATTCGTTGAGGCCCATGAGGATCTTGTGCGCCTCCAACACCTTGACCCGCACTACTTCCTCGGACTGGTCCTGGGAGGGCAGGTCAGTCAGGCATTCCGGGCAAGGTATCGGGCGATCGACGATGTTGAACACCTGATCGAAGCCCATGGATTGCAATAGACGGGTGATGTCCTCGTGGGTCGTCACCACCGTCGGCAACAGGCCGACTTTCTGGCGCGACAGAATGGACAGCTTGGCCAGCAGCCCCAGCGTGGTGCTATCGATACTGCGGGTTTCGGTCAGATCGATCACGATCGCCGAGAAGTTCAGCGCAGTGAAGATCCGCTCAATCGTCGCATCCAGCGCCGAACACAAGGTCAGGCGCACT